AGAAGTGCTCTCCAGTTGAAAATCAATCGGAGCAGATTCACAGGTGTTGAGATTATCAGTTCCCCAGTAAATCGTATGAGGGAAAAGAATAATTTTCTCCTCAACTACTTCAGGAAACTGATAGGTAATGGTGTTAGGAGTGTATTCAGTATCACCACCAAATCCAATCCAATCTGCCTGAATCCAGACAGAATGTTGGCGGGGAGCATAATCAAACAAATGATGAAGAATCTTTGCAACTTCACCTTGATAAAACGCATCAATCTCTTCGTGAGAGTGTGCGATCTTGATTTTCTTTTTGTTGAGGAAAGATTTAGTTGCAACGGCAAACTTACCAGTCGCAGGATTAACTCCAAAACCCACAGAAGGGGCACCATCGATCTTCACGCTCAAATGACCAGGCGTCACGAAGAAATCAAGAACCGACAAATCACCAGTCAGGATCTGATCTTCAGGATGCTCCAGGTGGTTAGGCATTGGGGTTTTCTCTTGATACTTTTATTGTAAGGGGTCCTGGTGGGGTCTGGGGAGGGTCTTGTGCCAGTTGTCAGAGTGTCACACTTCCTCCAGTTCTGCAGCGATGGCAAGGAGTTCATTGGCGTCGCAGATCCAACATTCGTTGTATTGGCGTTGTTGAGTGTTGGCGACAGCAGCACGGAGAGCAGCAGCAAGACCGTTTCGGTATCCAAAACCATCGGCGTTGAAGTATGCGTCTTCTATCGCCTGGGCAGCGGGGGAAAGATCAGTCATCATAGTTCGTCCGCAAGTTCATTCAGGACCTTTACATCCTCTTTGAAATACATCTCTTTTGCTGCAGCACGAAGAACCGCTGCGGCAATTTCTCTAGCGTCGTTAAGGCAGTCGTCTCGCCCCCAGGTGCTAGCATTGAAGGCGGCATCAAGAACAGCACAAGCTGCCGGTGAAATTTCTTTGTCAGTCATTAGATTCATCCTGAGTGTGATTTAATCCGTCAAGTTTGGCAAGGATGGTGCAACCAATGAAAGCACCAATGAGACCGATGGCAATTACAAACATATCAGTGCATTTTGTCCGATGACATGCTGAACTTTTCTCACTGCCATACGAAAGTTTCCAAAGTCCATAATACCATCTTCCTCACAAAAGTCTTCAAAAATCTTTTTGATTTGTTCGTCAGTGATTTGTGGGACAATCATCAGGTCCCCTTTGCTGTTGATGCTTACAGTATAGCAGAAGATCAATGGGATCTGCAAGGAGTGCTTGTGCCAGTGCTCAAACTGTCATTTGGAAAGTGATGAGTCCTTAGAACACCATACACAATGAAGCAGTTTGTAATCAAAATGGAAAGAAACATCAGTAAGCGAACCAATGCAATCTGATCTGCTTCTTGATTATTCTTTCCTGCTTTTTCACCAAGTGACTTTGCAATGATTCGCCACAGAGATGGTTTATTTTTCATAATCCTGTCGATTTCCAGTCAGAAGATTCAGATCTTTCCAATTCTCACGATGCACCAGAACACAAACATTTCTGACACGATCTTCAAAAGTTCTCACACAAACGGTGATATAAGAAGAACAGATAAAATGAATCGTTCCAGTCAGATGTCGATAAGTAACTTGAAGTCCTTCTGCAAATTGATCAGATCTCATACAAAAAATGAATCCAGTGGTGATGCTTTGGGAATCATTGCACTATAAGGTGTAGTGTTGTTTATATCCACTGCTGATCCAATGGTTTTTGAATTGATTGGGGAGTAGTAGGTTTTTGTTTTTGTGTTGAAAAATCCCCAAATACTACCAACATGAGACTTACCACAATAGTTGAAGTGATTGTAATTAACAATCCAAATTGCAGTAATGCTACGCTTGAAGTTCTCTTCAAATTCGTATACATATCCATCCGGTGGTTTATGATGAAATTCCATTATCTGGAACAGCACGAAGATAATTTGGATTATACCCACACTCAAGATAATATTGAAGTTTTTGGTCACACTGTTCTTTGGTCAGTTTGGATGCCGATTCATCAATCAGTTCCCAACTGTTAGTAAACAGTTCTTCAATCCGATATAGTTGTGTCATGTGGTAAATGCCTCAATGATTGCGGATTCATAATCATCTTGAAGTGCGAACTTCTGAGCATTCACAACTGCTTGCATAATCAAACCAATGTGTGGTTCATCCCACAATCCTTCATTTAAAAGGAGAGAATGGCATTCAGTATCATTACTTGCAATTGCAGCAATCAAACCGCCATATTCTGAACTTGGAAATGGTTGATTAAAATCAATTAGATACAAATACTTCATTTCTTGTGTTAAATTACTCCTTGATTTTAGTAGAATTTGTAAGATTTGTCAACTGTCGATTCAACTCAACCTTTATCTGAATCAAATGAGAATGTAGATATTGTTGAGACTCATTGTTGGCAAGCAGAGAGGTAAGATTCTCAATTTGATGTAGTGCCAGAATCAGTTTGGTCTGCTCATTCATCATAATGGAATTACTTTGATAATATTTTTGTGTGCTGTAGTTTGTCTACCATTATACAAGTTTCTAATACTTGATGGAGAATATTTATGTTCTCGTGCCCATGTTTGCAATGATTTAATACATTCAGTATGTCCATCATCAAAAGTGATAAGATACTTCTTTGCCCGACCATTGGCAACACCTTTCCTGCATGAAAGATTTTGTTTCATTTTGTCAACAATATCTTTTGGTAATTTTTTACCCTTCCAATAAGAAGTTTTACCTGTATTTGCAATACTTATTTTTTTTCTAGTTTCTTCACTCATCTCTCTACCTAAACAATTTTTGTTTCCTTTTTGGATTTTGCTTATTTTTTTCTTTACTTCATCAGGCATAATCCATCCAGAAGAACCATCACCACCATCAGTTCTATTATGTAATATACCTGTTCCCAAATCTTTTCTATTAAATACAGAAATCATATATTTCTCGTGCTTAAATGCTTCTTCTTCAGTTAGGTTCTTTTTGAGAAAAATTATTCTTGATTTATCCTTTGGAACTCCACAAGGTTTTCCATTTTTTTGATATATTCTATTTGTTTGTCCTTTACCTATGTAATAAGGAGTTCTATCTTCCCGTAAATATGCGTAAGTATAAAACCTATTAGGGTTTACCATTTCTACTCTTAAACTAACCGCATTAGTATTTATAATGCAAAGGAGGAGATTTCTCTCCTCCAACCTTAAAGATTGCGGTCAGTTAAGGCATTATTATTTATTGTTAATATAAAACTCCTGTAAAATATAATCACAAGTTACCTCATATTTTTTTGCAAGATAATTAACTTCTTCCCAAAACTTTTCTGTTAGTTTTTGTTCATAAAGCATTTCAGTATAATGCTTTGCCTTTTCCCATTTGAGATGAGATTCAATTTCTGATTCAGAATGTTTCATGAAATCCTCAAATGCTTTGATGAATTGATTGATTTCTTTGTCGGTCATTTTTGACAATTTTCAGTGGGAAGACAGCGATTGTAAGATTCAAAGAGTTGTTGATCGCGTTGAATGAGAAAGACATTCCATCCAACAACAAATCCAATTGCACCAATAATTAAGTAACGAAGTTTCATTTGAGATCGATTCGTTGAAAAACTAGCAATGCAATTTCTAAAAGTAAATCCTCATCCATATCTCCCATTGTATCACGAATACCATCAACAATGGTAGTTTGCAGAGTCTCTATAAAACCTTCATCCATTGAGACATAATCAATCACTGATGGTTTGAGTGCGTCAGCGATCTTTGAAATGGAAACATGAGAGAGTTGCATGATTCAATCTTCAGGGTAAAGTTTCCAAGTGTCCGCATGAAGACCAAGTTCTTCACAACGGACTTCATAAGCAATACGTTGCAGAAGTCGCAGATCCATTGACTCGACTGATTTGATGATGGATCGACGGATCTGTTTGTCTTGTGTGGTGTCAGTGACCATTGCTGGTTCCCTTGATTACCTTGTTATTATAAGGGTATCACAGGGGCATATGGAGTGCTCCTATGCCAGTTTGAGCACTGTCACATTCAATTGCATCCAAACATTGCACCGCCGATCGCAGCACCCACAGGAACAGACCAATAATATCCATTTCCACGACTCATGCTTGCAGCAACGCCACCACCCAACAGAGCACCCAATACACTTCTGGTTGGATTGCAATATCTTCCACCATATCCACCATTATTGTAATATTGATTTGCAGGTCTGTATCCTTGATTGACATTGTTACAAGGAACATTATAAGTTTGCACAGTCACACCACCAGGAACATAATTTCCGTAGCGATCATATCCACCGGGACGATAAACTTCTTGATTTTGTGTGCAAACTGCAAATTGATTTACCTGCTGTGCAAATACAGGAGTTGGGAGCAGTAAAAGTGCCGGAAGAAGATACTTCATGATTATAATGTGTGTTGATGTAATTATACAGGAATCATCAGGCGATTTGGAAAGAATTGTGCCACTTGTGAGACTGGCGTTGGATTCTTTTCTTTCAAGTATTCATAATATAGGGTTTCTTCTTGCTCTCGTGCCTCAACTTCATGAGGTTTATGCCAATAATCAATATCTTCCACACATTCTTTACCATAATACATTTTTCCTCTTTTCTGTCGCAGAGAACCCACCACCCACTGTCGCAGATGCACCAACTCATGCAAAAGAGTTTGTATATACAAATCCTCATGCATATAAGTATCCAATTCAATGAGAAACTCTCTAGGACGATAAGACTCTCCTACAAAGTCACAATATCCATAAACACAATCGCGTTTCAGACCACGATGCACAATCTCTAGGTGAATCTTATAGCGTGGCAGAAACTTATTCAGAAACCAACAGGAAACATCCTCACAGAGGCGTTTGCGATACCCGTAACCAGAATGTTGTATGTAAGACATTGACCCCAGTGAAGAAACCAAATGAACGACGAAATGAAGATGAGTTTATGTGTTGTAGTCATGTTCATCGCTTGTAAAGATATGCGGATGCCCAATCGGCATTTTCAAACAACCATTCGCGATCTTTAATGATAAGAAGATTATAACGCTCACCTTTTGCTGGTGCTTTCCAAGAAGCAGATTTTAGCAAAGATCCAGTTTTCTTGTCCACAAATGCATGAACACTTCTGCCTTTACCAGAATCAATCATAATGATCTTATGATACTTGCGACCAGATTCAATCACATAGTCATAATCATCTGGAGCATTCATACGAAGTGCCTCACAGAGTGACAGAGTATGCTTCAGAACAGCAGCGGAGATGCTCTCACGTGCCTCTTGCTGGGCGGCGTAATCAGCGAAGGTGGTAGTCATTGGTTGGTTGCGGTTGAGAGTATTATAAGGGAACTGGGAAGGTGAGTGCAATTCTACTGTGCCACTTCGGAAACTGTCTTTTCCTTCATGCCATCCTCCCACCCATTATGATAGGCATCGTGCATAAGTTCAAGAATCATACATTCAATTCCTGGTGAAATCTGCCAAGACTCGCACATATATGTCAATTGATCACTGAGTTCTTGTTTCATGATCCTTCCACCAGTTTCTTGCCTTGTTCAACCATACCATAACTGAGAACAACTGTAATCAGGTAAAGTGTTGCAAGAAGAATGTGTCCATAAAACACCAGAACACCAATATAACCAGCAGTAATCAGGTGTCCAACAATACCCAACTTAAATCGCTTGTTGTTTGACTCATACATTTTGATTTTTGCTTCTTCATTAAAAGCACCAAGAATAAACACAATAAACACAAAC